GCGCAGAAGTCCGACTATGATGATATTTGCGTTGAAGCAGATAGGATGGACAGATAAGCAGGAGATTGACCACCAATCAAGCGATGGCTCGATGCGACCCACAACAATACAATTAACTGGCCCCGATGACGACAGCGAAGCTTAAAATAGCTCCTAAACTTCTGCCAGTCTTTACGCCTAAACGTGGCTCATTACGTTATCGTGGCGCGTATGGTGGCAGGGGTTCGGGCAAGTCATTTACATTCGCAAAGATGGCGGCTGTATGGGGCTATGTTGAGCCGTTGCGTATACTGTGTGCGCGTGAATTGCAAGTATCAATCAAGGACTCTATGCACGCGGAAATTAAAAACGCGATTAAGTCCGAGCCATGGCTAGCCGCGTCTTATGATGTGGGAGAAAACTACATACGCGGTCATAACGGCACTGAATTTATATTTAAAGGCTTGCGCCATAACATGAGCAGCATCAAGTCAATGGCTCAGATTGATTTATGTATAATAGAGGAAGCCGAAGACACGCCTGAATATTCATGGCTAGAATTAGAACCAACAATACGCGCACCGAAGTCGGAGCTGTGGGTGATTTGGAACCCCAAAAAAGACGGAAGCCCTACCGACACCCGATTTAAAAAGTCACAACCACCACGCAGTAAAATCGTGCAAATGAATTGGTCGGATAATCCATGGTTTCCCGATGAGCTAGAAGAGCAGCGCAAGCACAGCATGAGCGTTATGGAAGATGCAATGTATAGGCATGTGTGGGAAGGTGAATACCTGCAGCACAGTAAAGCGCAAGTGTTCAGTGGCAAGTATCAACAAAAAGAATTCGAGCCTGCTCATGATTGGGATGGGCCATATTACGGTTCTGACTTTGGCTTTGCGCAAGACCCAACAACAGCGGTTAATTGCTGGATTCATAACGGCGATTTATACATTGAGCATGAGTGTGGAAAGGTTGGTTTAGAGTTAGACCATACAGCCGATTTTATAAAGCGCCATATTCCAGACATAGAAAAGCACGCTATACGCGCAGACTCTGCACGGCCTGAGTCAATAAGTTACTTAAGGCGCAACGGGTTACCACGTATGGAAGGGGTAAAGAAATGGGCTGGTAGTGTAGAGGATGGCGTCGAGCACATTAAGTCATACAGCACGGTTTACATTCACCCAAGATGCGTAAATACTCTATCTGAATTTAGAAATTACAGTTATAAAGTGGACAGGCTAAGCGGTGATATACTGCCTGTGATAGTTGACGCGGATAACCACTATATTGATGCAATACGCTACGCATTAAACCCGCTAATTCAGCGTAAGGGCTTTGTCTTTGCTTGTTAGCATTAAAACGCGTTATAATCAAATCAAATTATCAAAGAGGGCTGGCGATGTGGCCGTTTAGTAAAAAAGTACAACAGCAAGTGCCAAGCGTGCCAAGTCAAGTCGCTATGGCCGTGAAATCCGTTACACTCCCCGAAGCGCAGCCAGATTGGAAGTTATTTGCCAAGAAGGACAAGCTATGGGATAACGACGTTGCTATCCTTGAGGGGTACAATGCTTCGGCTGTTGTTTATACGTGTGTAGAGAAGCGCGCAACGCTCACAAGCTCTGTTCCATGGTATGCAGGCGTAAAACAAGAAGATGGCACAATTGAGCGGCTACCCGATACGCACCCTGCTAATATGCTAATAGAAAACCCTAACCCTGATTGTAGTTGGCTAGAAGTTATGCACCAATGGAGTCAGCAACTAGACTTATCGGGCAATGGTTACGCGTCAATCATACGTGCAGGCGCACGTAATGAGCCTTATCAGATTTGGAATTTAAGCCCGAAGTACATCAAAGCTAAGCCTGGACGTGAGCGCTTAGTAGAATACTACGAATACCAAGAATATAGCGGCACAAGACGACGCATTGACGCGAGCGACATGATACAACTTCGCCTACCTAATCCTAATGACCCTATATTTGGTATGCCTGTGCTAATGGCAGCAGGTAGGGCGACGGATATTGATAGAGAGTCGGGCAATTGGCAGAAGTCTAGCTTACAGAACCGCAGCGCAGGTAGTTTGCATATTGAAGTACCACCAGAAACGCAACCCGACCAAGTGGCGGCGATACAGAAAGCAGCACAAGAGAAATACAGCGGCAGCCACAACGCGGATAAACCATTTGTAACCAGCGGTAAAGTCAACCAACTAAACCGCACTGCACAAGAAATGGACTTCGTGAACAGCCGCAAGGCGATATGGGCTGAGATTTGCGCTGTGTTTGGCTTGTCTATGTCTGATTTGGGTTTTACCGAGTCTGTTAATTTGGCTAACGCCGAGGCGATGGCAAAGCAGTTGTGGAAAAATACAATCATTCCACGACTTGAGTTAATGAAGCGCCAACTTAATGCACAGTTAGCCTATGATTTTGGGCCGAATGTTTGCTTTGAATACGATATAAGTAAGGTTGATGCGCTGCAAGAAAACCTTACAGAGCAGTTAGCTAATGCTGAGAAGTTGTGGCGAATGGGATTCAGTTTAGAGGCAATTAACGAGAAATTAGGTTTAGGTTTTGATGCTGACCAACTACCCGAAGAGATTGATTTAGGTATTAGCGCAGAAGAGCCAGAAGAAGAGCCAGTAGACGACGAAGAAGTCAAGCGCCTAATGAAGTCAGTAGCTTATGGCAAGTAGACTAATCACAGGATTAACGCCTAACCGCGAACAGGCATATCAAGAGCGCATGATGTTGCGTATTGCGCGTGATAGTGAATCAGCTATACGGCGCGAAGTGGCAAGAGCCATGCGTGATATTGCGCGCAACGGCGAAGATGCTTTGGAGTTGCACGAAAGGCGTATGAATAACATTCTAACGTCCATGTATCGCGCCGCGTTCCGTTTCTTTGGCGATAGAATGTGGCAGGCTACACAGAAAGCGAACAAGCCTACCGAAACAAAGCGAGAAGCTGTGCCACTTACGCCACAGTTTGATTTAGCGCGTAGGTTATGGATTGCAGCAACAGCAGCTTATAAGGTCACAGAGATAGCAGGAACGACACTTGAACAAGCGCAAGAGATTATACGCCAAGCTACGGCAGAGGCGGTCGAGTTGGGATTGGGTGAGGCAGAAACGGCCACGCTCATACAAAGACAAGTAGGAGAAATAGGCGGCGACTTATCGCGTTTACGTAGTCGGATTATCAGCCGCACAGAATCGCACGCAGCCAGTAACGCAAGCACGCAGATGGCGGCTAAATCTTCGGGCTTGCCTATGCAGAAAGAATGGATAGCGAGTGGTGGTGAGCGCACAAGAACAACGCATCTGTCCGCGCACGGTCAAAAAGTCGGCATGGATGAGCCGTTTAATGTTGGCGGTGAATTACTCATGGTTCCTGGTGATACTAATGGCAGTGCAAAAAATACGATAAATTGCAGGTGTGCAGTAGGGTATTCACTTCCTTGACAAGTTATAACTATTGATTGATAATCTCTAACTGACAAAAGGAGATTTAAATGATTAATAGAAGATATAATTTTGATAAAACCATTAGCGATATAGATGCAGCGTACTTGGCAGGCTTCATAGACGCGGATGGAACTATCTCCCTTTCTAAAGGTAGAGTGAGAAAGGATGGTAGCAGGGGTATGCCAATGCCACTTCTTCTTATAGTTAACACTGACTGGAGAATAATAGAGCACGCAAAAGCCGTAACTGGCGTTGGCTGCTCTTACTTCACCAAAGCTACAAAGTTAAGAGAAGACCAAGATAGAAAAAACTGGAATCCAGTACACAGGTATCAGGCCACAGGTATAGCCGCAATAGAAATAGTTGAAAGGCTTCTTCCTTATATAAGACTAAAAAAAGAGCAGGCTGAGGTTATGATAATGACTCCTCAGAGAACAAGAAATTACCTTGATGTTGCATCCGACGACGATTTAGAGCTAGGGAGTAAATTAAAGGATAGAATGCTAGACCTAAATGCCAGAAAGAAAAAGCCGCAAACAAAACTAGACTACCTTTAAAAAGGACGGCATAGCGCCGTCACCTTAAATAAATCAAATAATCAGGATGGTCGGCATTCAGCACGACCATTATTTTATAACCTTGATACGAATCGCCTCGAACGCCACATTCGGCGCACATCAAACCGTAAAACGCCTGTGACACATACGCAATACGAATAGTTGGTGGTTTACCATTCATCGCTTGGTAGTTGTTAGCTGATAGCATTAGGTCACGGGTGAATTGTTTCATTTCAACCTAACCTTAACGCCTTGTTTGGCGAAGTGTGACAGTTGACCTATCTCATCTTCACTAAAGAAGCAGCCATTAAAATAATGCGACCTTGATTTAAAATCCATAAGACTGCACTTGGCAAACGCCTCTTTTTTTGCTCCCTCTATAATCTCAGCCATTATTAAGTTTTCTTCCCCGTAGATGTTGCACAGCGACTTGCGCTCTGCTTCGTTTATGTATGACTTATCCATCACAAAACCCACTTATCACGCAACTGCTTATAGTGCTTTTTCCTATCGTCCATTCTTTTCTTGTCATTCGCCTTGCATATCTTACGTATTATAATTTCGCGTTCTAGTTTTTGTTCGTATGTCAAAACCGAATCCATAACGCTACCCTCTCTCCATTTGCCTTCTGTGTACGGTGTGTGGTTGGTTGTCGATATTCCACATTTGATTTTCATTTCTCCAACTCCTTTAGTAGTGCGTCTGCATACATTATAGACTGTCTTGCCGCATCGCCAGTCCTGTAACATGCCCTTGCTAAAACACCCTGCATCGCCATAGCTGCAAAGTATTCGCGCTTGGTTAAGCCTGGTAGTTTTGCATCCCAGTTATCAGGGTATGCGGGTGCGTCGCTGTTGTTCATTTGTAATCCTTAATCAATTGATAAATAAGCGCCAAGAAGAAACAGGCCTATAATCAATAGTGACACGGCCCACGAAATAAGAGTTTCAACAAAACCGTACTCTTGCGCTTGTAGAGCGAAAAAATGCAAAAACGGCAAAGACATCATTGCGTAACCTATAACTTTTTTCATTTGTATATTTCCCATTTGTTTAAGTCACTCGAATATAACACGTACAATTCTCAATGTGGTACGACCAGTTGACCCCGATAACAATAAGCGATACCATAACAGTAATTATTAAGCAAGGTAGACCAATAATGGAATACAAGGCATTACAGTTTAAATCTGATGACGTCAACATGAGCGCACGCACATTCGCGGGTTACGCTTCGACGTGGGATGAGGATTTAGGCGGCGACATTA